CAGCCATCGCAGGGGCTATATTCGGTTAAAAACTAAACTTTTCTCTTGACATAGGTCCAAATATGTGATATAAGACTAACTGTCGATTGGGATAGATATATACTATAGTTATATATAATACATATATAAATAAAAGGGGCTGAAAGCTATGTCGTTAGAAACTGCATTTAAAACTATAGCCGAATTGGTTATGGATAAAGGTAAAGAAGCTTTCACCACCTATGCACGACTTCAAGCAGCAGGTTTAGCAAATCCGGCTAACGATCCTCTAACTATGGCGAAGAAACAAGTTACTCAAGTGAAAAGTACAGGTAAGCAGAGGAACGCCGTTACTGCCGGGCCGCAAGCTGGGGGCATTGTACGGGCTCCCTCACTTGCTAAATTAGTAGGTTACTATGAGAGCCTTACAGACACCCGCAGTAGATCGGGAATCCCCCAAGCTAAACTGCCAACCCAGCGAAGCGGGCGAGTTCGTCGTGCGATTGGAAACGCATAATGCAAGATCCGATGCAGACTTTTGACGGACCTATTCCAGGCCAAGCTCTAACGGAAGAGCTGGGATCAGCTCCGCATGAACGCCCACCACAGTTTAGCGAGCCTAAAGAGGCCCTACAGTATCTGTGGGAAGGTTTGATCAGCGAAGAAGGCTTTAAACGCCTAGCTATCGCAGCTGAGTTAGGTATCCCTGTAGAGCTTATTGTTCGTTCACTCGTATTTAGCGGCTGGGCTAAGGGTACATTCTCTTTCGACACCATGCTTTTGATATTTGGTATGCTGTTTGATCTCACTCTAAGAATGTTAAAGGAAGAAGAGATCCCTCATATGGCGCTTGCAAAAAGAAAAGAAGATGATAGTTTAGCTAAGTCTGTTGAGCTTTTAAAAGAACAACGGGATATGGTTAAGAAACTCGAAGAAGGTTCCGAAGAAGTAGAAGCTGTTGCGGAGGAAGTAGAACCTGTAGAAGAAGTAGAAAGTGAAGAGCTGTCAGATACCCCGACTACAGGTTTGATGGGGAGGGCTGCGTGATGGGCTTTTTTAAAGCTATGGGTCTGTCAGATGCCGCCACACTCGGAGCAACGAGTGTAGCTGATGACGTTCTAGATTTACGTGATGAAGATACAAAGAAAGCTAAGATACTAGCGGTTAGGTCAGCGAGGCAGTACAAGGAGTGGTCTCACCAAGCTGATAAAGTTGATTCAGATCTAATAAATGTAGGACAAGCTGCAGCTAACGCAGGTGGCAAAGCAAGTCAAGCATTCTTTAAAAGTCTTTCTCGGGATGAACAGAAAGGTGCGTCCCTTGATTTTAAGGCCAGGCGTACGTTGGATCGTGATATTGATCCCAAATTTTTCTATCTCCAGCTAGCAAAGGTAAAGAAAAACTTAGGCGAAGGAGTACCTCTCTACAAACCGGGAGTGAAGTCGGACGAAGAAGAAGCTCTCGCCCAAAAGGATGCAGCATATGAACCTCCTGGATTTTTTAGTAAGCTTGGTTCTATAGCTCGTGGAGAAGCTGATTCCGATACACCGAGAAAAGCGGCGTTGGGTAGCGGATACGTAGAGGAAGATGAAGTCGCAGCAGCCTTGCGTGGAGATCACCCTCCACGACAGAGCGTAGTAGACTCTCCTCTAGGTAAAACAGTAGTACATCTTCGTCCTTTAAGTAGTAAAGAGAATATGTTGTTAGAGCAGTATATAAATAGGTTATGGTCTGACTTTAAAGAGGGGTCACCTGAACGTACACACGCAATGTATCTTGGGCAAAGTTTACTAGGTGCGAAAAATTTATTCTCTTCAGACACCTACTCTAGCGACGGTAGTCATGATGATGAGATTAAGAAAACCTTTTTAGACTTGCTTGAGATGTTTCCGACGAATGCCGAGGTTAGGTCGGGTGGAAGCGCGGATCTTCCCGAGAAATTACTAGAAACAGGTACCACTATCACGGACCTGCGTGAGTGGATGGAAAGGGAACGCGAAAGAAAGCTCGAACTTTCCCTATCCACCGCTACGGAGGATGCCGAATCTGCCACGGTTGAGATAAGTTACCACGACATATCGGCAGGTGGCTCGAAGGCTATAGCGTGGGTCAGAGGGTTAAAATTGGGAACGATAGAAAAAGGAAAGACCTATAAGCTAACTAAGGCTCAAAATAGAAAACTTAAAGCGTTTCAGAAAGAACACAAAAACAGCGGAAGAAGCCAAACGAAAGTCCCTCCCCCGGAGCACGGACCCAACCCGTCCGGTACAGGCTCTGGAAGAAGGGGAGGTGGTTAGATGCCCGCGACTATCAGCACTGACATGGCTGTAACTGGTTCTGGGCGACGTGGCGTTACCCCGGCTCCTGCACAAACTCCTGCACAAGTTGAGAGTAATAGTGTAACTCTTTCTGAGATGGCCGCAGATCCACAAGTTCAGAGCGCCCTAGACTACTACGAATATGACAAGAGTGAAGAGTTTTCCGATTCTTATGAAGAGTCTTTAAAAAACTTCTTATCTGACTATCGATTTGTGCAGACTAACACTTACGGTACGGCTCGTTTTATCAACTATATCAATGCTATTGAGGATAGAGAGTATCTAATTAACTTAGGAGTTCTGTACGATAAGGTGGACGCCGAGCTAGAATCACAGTTGAATCCCTATAACGAGGGGGTTTCAACTGGTGATGTAGTGGCAGGTGCGGCAGAGTATGTTGGCTATGCAGTAGCTGATCCTATTAATTTCATTGGTGGTCTGGTGGGCAAGGCTGTTGCCAATGCATCAGCCAAAGTTGCTCGGCCCCTAATTCAATCAGGGATTAAAAAGGCGTTTACGTCTAGACTCAAAAGGATGGGTACCGCAGCAGGAGTAGCTGCATCTATTGAGGGTCCGCTAGCTGCTGGCGCAAATGTGTTACTTCAAGAAGCAGAGATAGATATGGAAGTTAGGGAGGATATCTCTGCTGCCGAAGTTGCCTTATCCGGTGCCTTTGGTGCTGGAATAGGAAGTTTGACAGGTGCCGCCTTCAGTGCACCCGATCCATTTAAGCACTCTCAAAAAATTATTGACGCCCTAGACGCAGGCCCGCAAGGAAAGGCGTCTAAACAAAATAGCCTTGCTGATGTGGGCTCTGCAAGTACAGTATCAAGGGAAAACATCAACCCCGCTCAACCTGCAGTAACCCCTAACTCAGTTCAGGGTCTCTATGTAACTATAAGTAAAGATACTCCCGAAGGATATGACCCTATGGGGCGTGTGGTCGGGGCGCGGAGTGACGAAGTTGACATAGAATTTCTGTCGTTAAAGCCCGAAGATCTTACACGCAACTCCCGCACGACAAAAACTGTCAAGTTACAAGACGCCAAGGCGCTCACAGCTCAAGAAGTTACGGAGCGGGTAGAAAAGTACAAGGAGACTTCTGGAGATTTCTTTGATAGAACTAATATTAAAGAAGCCGAGGATGCCGTCGCCCTCGCTAAAGAAAGACTGGTAGCGTCAGGTTTCAAACCAGAAAGCTTTCCAATAATCAATGACATTCTTGCAAACCCTACGCTTACCGACCAGTTTAACAATGTTATGCGAGACCTAGATGTAGGTATTCAGAAGGATTTGTCTAAACATGTTGATTTAAGAGCTAATCCTACGGAGCAGATGGCTTCTAAAATAGCAAATGTGCAAATGGGTTTGTTACCGAAGACGTTAACAGATCTTCTAACAAAGGAAGGCATGACCCTCAAAGAATTTGCAGGTTACTACCGAGCAAGTGTTTCAAAGTTTGCGATTGGTCTAAAAGCTCAAAATGATTTACCCCTTAAAGAGTTGAATGACATTGCGGCACGAGCAGGAAAGGACTTAGCTCCCTCAGAAAAAGCTGCTTATCGGGCTGCTCAAGATCATGCTCTAAAAGATTCTAAAGTTAATGCTAGTTGGGTTGACCTCTGGAGGTCTTTCATTGTTAGTCAACCTGCAACAACTCAACGCAACGTCCTAGGTTCCCTAGCTAGAGCCCCTGGCATAGCCTTTCGTTCTAAACTTGATCGCCTAATGTTTAAGTATGAAAGGCAGCTTCAAGGCTTGCCTGATGACGCAGTAGCAGAAGATATTATAAAAGAGGCAAACTCTATTGACTTTCTTACCAGGTTGGTAAATCCAACAGACTCAATAAGAACGCTAGAAATATTTGCGAAGGGTAACAAAGCCGTTCAAATGGCTATAAAAAGTACTTTCGATGACCATCTTGCAGTAGAAGTAGACGCGGCGACAAATATATTTTTGCGTGGTGGCTATCGAGTTAGTAAATTTGTGAATACCTTAAACAGAATGCAGGATAGGGCGTTCAAGTCAGCTGCATTTGTGGCCGAAATGAATAATCAAATACGTTTCGCTAGATCTAGGGGGTTGTTTAAAAACACTGATATTAAAACTTTTGAGGATATTCTAGCAACTTCAGGAGACCCCTCCACCAGTAAACTAGATCTTATCACTAACGAAATGGTTTCTGATTCTCTCAAAGCTGCCTATAACGTAACATATCAAGCCCGAAGGGCTGGAGATAAGTTACCAATCGTGGGTGGGATGCTAAACGTAATTCAAGAATCCTTAAGCCACCCGAAATTGGCGCAATTTAAGTGGTTTATGCCCTTCCCTAACTTTGTAATTAATAGTTTTGTTCATACTATCAACCGTGCGTCACCATTCGGCGCAATAAAAATAGTGGCTTACACATATAAAAATAGAGGTCGTAAAAAGCTAGCCCCCCAAAAAAGAGCCCGATTAGACGAGCTAGTAACCCTATCTAAACGAACTGGGGAAGAGGAAGTAGAACTTAAAGATATTAAAAAGTGGTTTGGTGAAGGAGAGCATAACTTACTCCATATTAAAGACGGCTGGCAGGAACAGATTGAGGGCCTTGCTTTTTTAGGTGTAGCTTACGCAATACGGCGTTCTGAATTTGCAGGAGAACAGTGGGACGAGGTTAAAATCTCTGATGATGAGTATTTCAGTATGAAACCTCTGTTTCCACTGGCACCCTTCTTACTCCTGGCTGATATGATGATACGACATATGGATGATGTGCCTCAAAGAGAGGGTTCCTACAAAGAACTGATTACTATGGTAACGGGCTTGGAAGGTCGCAGCGGACTGGGTTCTGGCTTCTTTGATTACCTTCTTGAATCGGGAGAAAAAACAAAGAGTGACGATCAGGGATTTGTCGCCTGGGAAAAATTTGGGGCTCTTGTTGGGGCGACAGCAGGAGAAATTATAGGAGGTTTTGGTACTCCCGCTAGAGTTGTGGGAGATCTGATGCCACCCGACGAGAAGCCCGATCTGAGGCAGCAGACAGACTTTTTAATTAAGGGAGGGGTGTTCACTAAAGGAGAGGTAGAAACAGATCGTTTTAAACTGAGTCTGAGTACTGCATTTGATGAGGCTGCTAAGGCTATCGTCCGTGGTACCCCCTTTGAGGGGGCTCTCCTAGACATGTCAAAAGTTAAGCACTCTCCACTAACCACAAAACCGGTTAGACCAGCTCCGGTTCCGTTTATAAAACAGTTCACTGGAACCGCCGCTAAAACACCAACAGGTATTGTAGAAAAAGAATTTAATCGTCTAGGTATACTTCCGTATACAATGACAAGGTACTCGGAGGTACCCGAGTATAGGGATAAAATAGAAGAGGAGTTAGGGAGGTTATCGGAAGATAGAGTAGAGGAGATGTTAAGAAACCCACGATACTTAAGAATGTCGGATTATAAGAAAAAGGAGTTTCTTATTGGGGTGTACAAAGGAAAGTCGAAGATCCAACTCCCCCTTCAAGGCCCACAAAAAACGACGAATCTAATAAAAATTGCTGTTCAGAGGGTTGAAGACAACTTTAGTACTTTAGCTGAATTTCATAAGTTTAAAAGGGAGCTAAATAATGAGCAAGAAGATGCAGTTAAAAATGAAATTATAAGAAGAGACCCTGAAAAGGCAAGACGTGTTTACGAAAATTTACAATACGCAGGGGAGGGTGAAGACGGATACAAGCTACGGGAGAGTATAGAGTATATAAGAAAAGTTCATAAAGAGCTTAAAAATCTAGTTCCCAACCCGGCAGATGCCGTCTCTGTAGGGTTGCCTAGATCTACCGGCGGACTAATGGGTAGGCCCTAATGCTTAGTATTATCGGAACTCTTATAGGGTTTGGTAGTTCTATAGTACCTGAAGTTTTGGGTTACTTTAAACAGAAACAGGCTAACGCCCAAGATCTATTGATGATGGAGGCTAAGGCTAAGTATGCTTCTCGTTTAAGTGAACTAAAATTACAAGAGCTAGATATTGAAGCTGAGATAACCGAAACTAAAGGACTGTATGAGCACGATCAATCTCTTGACTCTGGAGCATTTGTCAACGGTCTCAGGGGTTCTGTGCGCCCTGTTCTTACTTACCTATTCTTCCTAGTGTTTGCTACCGTAAAAGGTACCTTGCTATACACAGCGGTCCAAGACGAAAACATAAATTTTGAAACGGCAGTATTGATGATATGGGACGGGGAAACCCAAGCAATTTTTGCGGCTATCATCGCATTCTGGTTTGGTAATCGTGCGATGTCCAAAGCTAGAGCTATAGTGAGTAAGAAATAATGATAGAGATAACTGAACCTGCCAAAGAGTACCTCAGAGATATAGTTAAAGACAGCCCCCGTGACTATATTGCTTTCGGGGTGAAGGGAGGTGGGTGTTCAGGATTTTCTTACATCTGGGACTTCTCAGACGGCCCCTTGAAGGAAGATGAGACTGTAGATATAGGAGAGGGTAAGTTCTTAGTTGTAGATGGTATGTCTATTATGTATACCATCGGGAGTAAAATAGATTACGTGAAAGAACTCGGGGGCACGTATCTAAAAGTTGAAAATCCTATGGCATCTAGTCAATGTGGGTGTGGTGAATCTTTTAACGTAAAAATGTGAGGAACAATCATATGAGTAAGAAATTTGATGTTTCAGGTATGGAGATCGTATGTCCCTGTGACAGTTGCCAGGAATGCGGCTGCGATCCGACAGTTTGCCGGTGCGAGTGCCATACCTTAGAGGAAAACCTTCAGATGGCGCTGTGGAACGAAGGACGTGAGGTTATTTAGAGTAAATATCTGTTCCTATTAAGGAACGCTAAATTATACGCTGGGCATAACAGTGACCCAAGTGATCGTGTGTCGATACAAGGTACGAGTATGAAGTACGAAAACGACACCCAATTCGTAGTTGGCCGTTTCAACTTCTTTATTATTATCAGATAGTTAAGGTATGGTGTAATAAGCAGGTGTATGTTAAGCAGGTATAACTACACCAAACTAGGAAGCAACATTAAAGCTTTGGTTTTTTAGCTGACTGGCCTTTATTAACTACCTCAGAGGACAATTGTCCGTTTTCTCCTCCATCCAGAGGACATAAGCTCCTTCGATCCTCCGGTGATATTCTTCCCACCGTCCATGTACCGGTTTCTTGGTTAAGAAATATCATAACTATATACCCAGAAGAAGATAGACCACGGAAGATGGCAGTCTCACCGTAATCTCGGGATAGACTTTTTATACCCCCTTCCACCGTATTACAAGCCGGTTGCTGTGCTTGTACAGGTAACACACTCCGTATCACTAGCGCAAATGAGATTAACAGCACAATAGCTGCGATCGTAATATCTATTTTTTTATTTAGCAACATGTTTTTATCCTTTCTATATCCATCCTAACATTAGTTTTGTTTCTTCCGGTACCGAGTCCATTGTAAAGGGGGGATCGAAAGTTGTTATCACATCTACCGTTTCCGCACCGGCATCCTTGCAAGCTTTCTCGATCATTACAATAATTTCATCTGCAAATCCGCACCATGCGCTAGTCAGCGTATGAGTTACCGTAACTTTGGGAAAGTGGTCTACATCTATATCGTATATTAAACCAAGATCATACACGTTAACGGCAATCTCGGGATCATATACTTTTTGTAGCTGCTCAATTATTAAGTTTTTCACCCTTGTCTTTCTCCTTTACTTTTCCAATCCGTTACACATCCGCTTCACAGTACTGCTGTATCTCTGTTTTAACCTCACTCATTGATGCTAACAACAACTCTCTTTGTACTGGTGCGTGGACTGTAACCTCCACCCAATCTGTATGCGGATGTCCGAGGCCAGTAGAGATGGACAGTCGTCCGTGGGCGTAATTGCCCGCATCCATGTGGGCTAGTGCATTTTCTAGATCGTGATACTGTTTCCTTAGTTTAACAACATACGTAAGTGCGCTCACTGGCATGGTCATAAGAAGATTTTCTTTCATATTAATTATCCTGCTTAATAGTACCACCCAGATAGTTAGGAGGTGGTATACCGGGTGCATACTTGACTTTTCCTATAACAAATCCGATAGCACATCCAACTACGAGAATGGCTACTGGTGTCACACCGTACAGTAGAACATCTGCCATTCGTAAACTCCTCACGTTATTCAGTTAATGCGAGCCAGCTTTCTGGAAATAGATTAATCATGATGCTATTCCACTCTTTAGCTAGTTCTCGGATCTCCTGTTGTGCATCTTCTTTAGACCTTAGATTGTACGCTCGTGCCCAGGCGTGTAGAGATCCTGTCACATAGTACTCAGTGTACATCGACTGAGGCAGTACCATACGCGCCTGTTCTGGGCAGACACCCTTCTGGAGTAGCCTCTTGTAGACCCAAGTGCATCTGTTAAGAACCGTATCATAGTCATCAATCATAGACTTTCGACCGTACACGGTTAGCGGGTTGATATCGATAACCTCATTTGATGACCCCTGCTTCTTATCAGATGCCTTTCCTCGCCACTCTAGCGGCTTGTAGAACTCTGGATCTTCGTCTACATATCTGCGGCTGATCTCATTGTACGAGAACCCCACCGTGTGTTTGAAGCGTTGTCTGGCTACAAACAAAGGAACCTTCTCTCGTAGTGTCACACTGGCATGGGTGAACGGGGTGAAGTGATTATGCTTGGCTAGATATTTAATTAACTTAATGTCACTATCTTCTAGCATCTCCCCCATCTCTGTGAGTTTATAGGCAGACTCCTTATTGAAGCTAACTCTCGCTGCGTTCACAACAGACAGATCTGTACCCATTGCGTCAATAAATTTTACTTGCATTCGCCCACCTCAAGATATGTTACGGCCCTGTTCAAGATCTCTGCACAGTCATCAAATCCCCCTAGAGCCCTATTACATTTATGACAAAGCCATCCTCTAAAGGTTTCTGTTTCATGGCAGTGATCTAGTACCCATGAACCATTTTTAGTATTGCCCTTACCCTTAACTTGTTCCTCGTCTTGATTACAGATAGGGCATATATAATCCTTCTTGGGCATACCGTACTGTCTACGTAGCACTTGTCTTACATGATGTAGATATCTATTACATTTTCTACACTCAGGTCGAAGATAGTTACCTCCAGATGTCATAGAATAAGAGGATAGCGGGAGGTACTCATCACACTTACTACATACCTTACCTTCCCCCGCCCCTAAGTCTCCATCTTCTTCAAACAGAGTTAATTGCATTATAACTTACCAATCTCTTTAAATTCTCATGATAGGTTTTGTTAAACCCTCGCTCCCATTCTTTATAGCGAGATGTACCATAGGAATACGGATTTGTCAAGTTTTCTTTAAACCCTTCCCTACCCTCCTCAATCATTTTTTTGAGTGGGTAGAAGTCAGGGCTAACATACTTCTTCTTAAACGCCACAAAGCCCTCCTGAGTTACTGATTTCGCATATGTCGTGGGTCTCTACATGCTCTTCAAATTCTTCTCCTAGACGGTCTACCGCCTCTTTGTAAGGTACAGGTGTGAGAGGCTGACCCCCTCTAGAACCATCGGGATAGCAAGTAAATCCTCTTAGCCTATGAGCGTACTTAGCTAAGGTTTGTGCAAAAGGCTTAACAAGATCTGGGTTGTTAAGCTTAGAACCCCAGGAGGGTAGATTAATAGTAGAGCTAATAGACATATCTACGTAGTCCTGGACATCAGCTTGAAACTTGATACGCTTCTCATACTCAGGTGCAAGGTCTAGAGCACTTTCGATCTTCTCCGGCTCTACTCCGTAGATGTCGATCAGTTCCTGTGCAGCAGAGTCAACAACGTATTGATATTTCCACCGAGTGCCGTTGGTAAGATACCGTCTCTTATAAGATACTGCAAAAATCGGTTCTATACCTGTCGTAGTTCCAGCCAAAATACCAATAGAACCAGTAGGAGCGATAGCCCGGTTTGCCACGGGTGTTGATATAGACAGCTTATCACTAAACTTTTTAGACGTATCGTCAGAAATTCCTTTGTAGATAGCCAGCCATCGGTGAAGCTCGTCGGTAACTTCATACTCTTCCCCTCTCTTCACTAACCATTCATGAATACCCATAAGGCCGAGACCAAGTCGCCTGTTCTTTTCCCTGATATCATAAACCTTTTGGTAGGGTAACTGTGCTCTTAGAGTACCACAAATTAAAAATTTAGTGGCTAATTCAACGACATGGGCAAGCTCTGTGACCGACTCAATACGGCCAAGGTTGATGCTGCCCAGATTGCAAACATCACTATCGTCAGCAGAGCAAACTTCAGTACAGGCGTTACGTAGGGTATCATTTTCATTCTCCATAAAATTAAAACTAAATCCAGGTTCCGCCGAACGCAGGGCCTGTCCTATGTTTTCTAAAAAGACCTCCCCTACATCACCTGTTTTCCAGTAGTTTAGGAGCCATTCAGTATCGTAGTTAACACTAATATTTGTCATGTCCAAAGGAGCGGGAAAATTGAAATCTTGTTCCTTTATCTGTTTTAGGGTCAGACCCGTGTTACCTACTGGTATTCTATCCCAATTTTTTGCAACCAGAAAAGAGGGGACATCATTATGCTTCCAGTTTAAAGAAGCGTATATAGCAGATCTACGACTACCTCCCTGCATAACCTTAGCCCCAATAGAATTAATCATTTCCATCTTAGGGATAGGGCCGCTGGCAACTCCTCCTGTACCAGCGAGAGTTCTACCGGACTCACGATAAATAGAATAATCTACGCCAATACCGCCCCCTGTCATAAGACAACTCTCGGATTTCCAGCTTAGATTAGCCCAGTCCTCTCGTGTATCTTCTTCCGCCTTTAGAAGAAAACAGTTGTTGTAGTATCGGTTAGACCTACCTGCGTAGTACAAGTAGCGCCCTCCTGGTACGAACTTGAGGTCTGTAATATATTGACAGAGTTCACTCTGCTCTTCCTTAGTGATAAGGTCGGTCTCACCTTTCCTAAGATCCCCACAGACATCTTTAACCAGAGTATTAGCCAACTGTGACCAAGTATCACATCCTAGATGTGAATATTTTAAGTTAAAAATGTCTTCGCTGAACTTTGACCTGAAGGTTGGATTACGATTTGACTTAAAGCTACTCATATATATCAGCCTCCACGCTTTTGACAATTATGTCGTCAAAGCAGCTATTAAAAAATTCTTCTACTTCATAAGGGAAATGAGAAACAAACCCCTCTATCCCATCCGCCGGAATTAGGGGATGGTCCTCGTCAATACTCAGCCTTACAGTTAGCACCATGTCAATCACATTAGGACCTATGAAAGTTATTTAAAGTTGCTAAAGTTTTCTTAGGATTATTCCCAACCACTAAATCTGAAAGATCCACTTTAGGGTGATCTTTTTGCTTGACAAGCTTACCCATACTATTTATTGTTCCGTTAGAAATCTTTAACATATTGTTTTCATGTACTCTTTTAAACGCTTCTGGTAGTTTTTCAAATTCAACATATCTAGAGGCGAAGCCTAGAGTGACGTATAAAAGGTCACAAACCTCTTTCAACATATGTCCAGAGTCTGGTATGTATTTATCCTTCTCTCCATTATCGTGCAATACTACTGAGTCTAGAGAGTCGGCTAACTCGTCAAATTCTTCTGAGATAAGATCCATACAAAACTCTGTTTGGTCAAGATAGTCGAGGTAGTTTGTTTCCCCTTCAGCGGTTAAATCAGATAGAAGATTACCTGTTTTATGTAGTATAGATATATCATGAAAGTCAGACTTTGTCAACTGTAGAGTGAGGGCATCTTGAAATTCTTTTAGCATAGCTAGTTCAGTCTTCATGCTACTTATCCTCCTTCTTAACGTCTTCTATTAATTTACTGAGATACCATTTAGCTTTTTCTAGATCTTGTAAAGAGTTGTCTTTATAACGGTATCTCCAGAGGTATTTCATAGCATTACCCTGTAGGTAGCCGGCGAAAGAAGATCCTGTACAGGCTTCAATAGCCTCTATGCACTCAATAGTATTATGCCGATTATAGTGCTCTGGTTTATTCACTGGGTCATATCTCATATTATGTTCAGTAATCTTGGGGGGTTTCTTACTCATCCAATATTCAGAGCCTCCGTTCTCTTCTGGATTAGAGCTATCGTGAGCGGTACCAAATATATAATCTGCTGCTGCTAAGTTAGGCATCCTCTTGCTCCGTTTTAGTTGTCTTAGGGGGCTTCAGATAAACAACGTTATCCTCTAGTCGGTCAATTGGATCTGTTTCTTCAGTCCTCTGCCCCATCTCTATCAAGGTGTTTTCAATACAAGCTTCTAGGATACCCATTATCGAATTACCAATTACTTTAATGGCATCATGATCTTGAGAACCTTCTTCCTCTAAAGAGAAAAAATCCTCGCAGCTAATTTCACAATCCCCATCGGTCATAGTCACAAGAATAGCAAAGGTACGATCAGGGATTTGTACGTTATGCATACGGTTTATTTTCGACATGACATCTCCATGAAGTCTTTAGCATAGATCAGGGCCAGTGGTTCTTTTCTATTTGCCTTAATTACAACCACTGGTTTAGTATCGGGGGATAAGCTACTCTCTGCTTGATCCATGATAGAATAGACACTAAAAGCTGCCCTCGATTTACACTCCACTGTCCAGGG